AGCAATTAGCATGGCTGCTGCCACAACTAGCGTAAATGGTTATCTTACAAGCACAGATTGGACTACTTTTAATGGTAAACAAGCTGCTTTAGTAAGCGGAACTAATATTAAGACTGTAAATGGTACTTCTTTGCTTGGTTCAGGCGATGTAGGAACAATTGATGTAGCTCATGGTGGCACAGGGTTAACTACGCTTACTGCTGGTTATATTCCTTATGGAAATGGTACAAGCGCATTTAGCTCTAGTTCTACTTTGTTTTTTGATGGTGCTAATTTAGGTGTTGGTACAAGTAGTCCTAATACTGGTTTTGGTAAAAGTTTTGTTTTATACAATTCTCAAAATACAGGGACAGTCGCCTCAAATTCTTTTGCTTTAATACAAAGTTTAAATAGAAACGCCGTTGTAGAGTTATGCGGAAGTTCAACCGCTGCAAACGCTTTTAATTTTTCGACTACACCTGGAACCGCTGTTGCTGGTGTAGTTGGCGATATAGCAAATCAAGCTCTTGCTTTTAGAACTGGTGGAACTACCGAACGGATGCGTATTTTTAGCTCTGGCGGCGTTTCCATTGGTAATACCACAGACCCAGGTGCAGGTAACCTATCTGTAAACGGAACTGTAGGAATTGGAACGGCAAATCAATCTAATTTACTTGGTATTAGGTCTACAACTGCAAATCTTAGGGCAATTTCTTTATACAATGCCAATGGAAATACTGGTGATTATTTAGCTATTGGTTGTCAAACTGATTACAATAATACTTATTCTGGTTCAGAAATTAGATTTTATAATGAATTGCCTGCACTTGGTCGAGGTGGTTTAGGTTTTGCAACTGGCACAAGTACGCAAACAACTAGAGTTTATATTAGCCAAGCTGGAGATATGTATCCTTATGTTGATAACTCATATTCTTTAGGTGTAAGTAGTGCAAGATGGACTGCTGTTTGGGCAGCTAATGGAACCATTCAAACTTCTGACGCAAATACAAAAACAGATATTGTTGATTCTCCGTTAGGGCTTAATTTTATTGCTTCTTTAAGACCAGTTGCGTATAAATTTAAAATTGGTAAAAACATTGTTGAAGAACGTAAACATGAAGATGACCCAATTGTTATTACGCCAGTTGCAGGAAAAAGACAACATTTTGGTTTAATTGCTCAAGAAGTAAAATCATCTTTGCCAAATAATATTGATTTTGGTGGTTGGATTCAAACAGATACTTCTGATGAAAATAGTGAACAAGGTTTAAGATATGATGAATTTATATCGCCAATGATTAAAGCTATTCAAGAATTAAAACAACAATTTGATGCTTATGTTGCATCGCATCCATAGGAAACATTATGACAACACTTATCCCAAAAATTGATTTTAAAAATGGTGGTTCAACTCCTACTGGGGCAATTAATAGGGCAATTAATTTAAAATTAGAAGAAGTTGTGTCCGTTCTTGATTTTGGTGCGGATAATACTGGCACAACGGATTGTTTTACTGCAATTACAAATGCTTTAGCAGCTTTTAACGAAATTTATTTTCCTCCTGGCGTTTATAAAATTTCTACAAATTTAACAACGGCTTATGGAAAAGTTATTACTTTGGCTGGTGGCGCTTCTTTTTCTGTTGATTCTGGCAAAACATTAAAAATTCAATCTGAATTTCATGCGCCAACAAACCAACAAATTTTTAGCGGTGCTGGTACTGTTACAGGTATTCGTGTTGTTTATCCTGAATGGTTTGGTGCGGTAGGCGATAACGCAACAGATGACCAGCCAGCTTTTCAAAAATGTATTACTTGTATTCGTGATTCTGCTGGTTCTTCTGGTGGTCAATGCTATGTTTATCTATCAGCAAAACGCTATGCTTTAGCTAGAACATGGACTATTCAAATGAGTGCTGGGTACGGAATTTACATACAAGGCGCTAATACTTTGCTTGGTGGAACTGCTTTAGTTGCGCTTGCTAGTTTTGACTTTAGTAATGGCGGTGTAATCAATGTAGAAGGCGGTACAGGAATAGATACTATTATTGACTTTTCACTTCGTGGATTTCAAATTGTTGCAACAACTTCTAATGTAGGTGCAGGGATTGTTTTTAACCAAATATCAACAGATTCTATTCAAGGATTACAAGAATCACTTGTTGAAGACATAAATATTACTGGTTTTAACTATGGTATTTTAATGTATAGAACTCGATTAATTAACTTTAATCGTGTATCCGTTTGGAATGATTCAATTGCTTCTGGTTTTAATTGTTGCGTACAAATTAAAGATACTGATGGAAGCGAAACTGGCGTTGTTACAGGTGACATGACATGGACAGATTGTCAATTTGTAAGTAATTCATCAAACACATCAGGATATAATGTTTATGTAGCTGGAAAATCAACTTCAGGTGGAATATCTGGTATGAGATTTAATCAATGTATTTTTTATAAAGGTGCTGTTCAGTTATATCTTCAAGCTGGAAATAATAGTGGTGTTGGTGATATTTGGATTACTAATTGCCAATTTGATGGCCCTCAAAGCCAAGGAATATATTTAAATCAAATAGGTGCTACTTCAACATCCAATATTGGCGATATTCATATTGATGGAAATTATTTTACAGCTGCAAATGGAAATTGCGTTAGAGCAACCGCAGCAAAACAAAATCGAATTAACTCAGTAATTATTACTAATAATTATAGTGCTGGTGTTGGGCAAGCTGCTGTTAATTTAGAATATTGTGCAGCAGTAAATATTTCAAATAATTTATTTTCTGGATGTTCTTGGAATGTTTATCTTGGTAGTGCTTTAAATATTAATAATTCTAATGAAATTAATATTATTGGAAACAATTTTGGTATAGCTGGCCCTTGGGATACACCTCAAGGTGGCTTTTATAACATGATTAATCTTACTGGAACTGGCGATTACTATGTTGTACAAGGTAATAATAGCTGCGGTTTAGCTTCAAGCGCATTAATTTATAATACTACAGGTGCTGCTCATACATCCATTACTGGAAACATTTAAAATGTGGAAGCACTACTGTATAGTTGAAAAAGAGTGGCTTGAAGTAGGAAAAGGTCAATCTTGTAATTGGTGTGATAAAAAGGAAGAAGAATGAAAACATTTACATTAGAAGATAACGAAGCAGCGTTTATTATTGCAACTATTGGTCGTTTACCTATTGAGTCAGGAGCTGCTCAAATCTATACAAAACTACAACAACAGGCAGCGTTGATTACGCCTCCTGCAGAACCAACCTTACCACAAGAATAATCCTATGTCCGACCAACTAGAAACCAGAGTAGTACGCCTCGAAGTCAACCAAGTTAACCACGCTGAAGACATCAAAGAACTTCGAGAAACTACCGTAGACTTAAAACAAACTATGCACTCTATAGAAAAAAACTTATCACAGATTAAGTACATTGCTGTAGGTGCTCTGGCTGTAGTAGTCGCTCAATCAATCGGCTTAGATAAAGCCATTCGTCTCTTATTTGGAAGCTAAATATGTCAAGTGTGTTTACTGTAAACCGTGACCAGATTATCAGCTTAGCTTTACGCAAGCTAGGTGTCTTGGAACTAGGCTCTGTTCCTGATTCAGAGACTGTGGCTAATGCGTCTTTAGCTTTAAACCTTTTTGTTAAGCAAATGGCTACGCAGGGCTTAAAACTTTGGACAGTAAATGAACTGGTCGTCCCTTTAGTTAATGGACAAACTGAATACGTCTTAGGGCCTGTATCACAGAACCCTACTACTGACTTGGATACTCCTAAGCCTTTAAAGATTATCCAAGGATGGTTACGTCAGATTACTGTAAGCCCTCCTATTGATATTCCTCTGCAGATTCTGAGTCAACAAGAATACAACACTCTAGGCTCTAAGTTTAGTACTGGTGTTGCTAACTCTATCTATTATCAGATTCGTCAGAACTCAGGTAATCTATACGCTTACTTGACTCCTAACTACAATGCTGCATACCAGTATGAACTGCATGTCATGGCTCAACAGCCTATCGAAGACATCAATTATGGTTCTTCTATTCCTAACTTCCCTAATGAGTGGATGAACACTCTAGTATGGAACTTAGCAGACCAGCTTGCTATCGAGTACTCTTTGCCTGTGAACCATCGTCAAGAGATTGCACAAAGAGCTAAGATGTATCAAGACCAGCTTACCGACTGGGATGTGGAATCTACTTCTACATTCTTCCAAGCTGACCTTCGCATGTCTAACGTGACCTTTGGACAACCAAACTAATATGCCTATTATTAGAGTACCTTTATCTCAGCCTATCGAGACCAGAGATGGTTTCTTAAATACTGACTCTAAGTGTGTCAATGGCTACTTTGAGATGACTAACGGCAAGCGTGAGTTTGTTAAACGTCCTGGCCTGACTGAAGTGGTAACTACGCCTACACTGCCTGTAGCGCAAGGACAGGGGCTATCATACTTTAATGGTTTCTTGTTCGCAGCCATTAACAATGTCCTCTACAAGATTAACCCTACTACCTATGCAGTAACTACAATAGGGACAATGACTGGCACAATAGGAGGTAAAGTACAGCAATGTTATTTTAATCAGACATTAAACAATACCTACTTGTTTGTCCAGAATCAAGTACATGGTTATACTTATAATCCTGCTACAGGTGCTTTCTTACAGGTTAAAGATGACGGCGTTACTGTCACTACTGTGGTTACTGGCGGTAGTAACTACACTAACCCTATTGTTACCTTTTCAGCCCCTTCAGGAGGCGGTGTAACAGCTACAGGTACTGTACAGTCTACAGGAGGTGTTGTTACTGGCATTACAATCACTTTAGCAGGCTCAGGTTACACGCTAAGCGATACCCTAGTGGCTACCATTAGTGACACAGCAGGAACAGCGTGGACAGCCTCCACAACCGTCATGGCAGGCGATGTTATTGTAGCTGCCCCTAACGTTTATGCAGTTACTGTAACAGGTGTAACAGGCTCCTCTGCTCCTACCTTTACCAGTGGCTCTGCTGCTGATGGTTCTGCTACCCTGCAATGGCTTAGTGCTACCGATGCTGGTGGTGCAGGTGCTTATGTGACTGCTGAACTCAATGGCTTCCCTACAGGGCAGTTAGTTGCTGGTGCGCCTTACTTGGATACTTATACTGTTATCGGTAGTCCTAATGGTGAGATTTATACTTCTAACCCTAACGACCCTACTGTGTGGAATGCTTTAAATTACATCACTGCTGAGTCAGACCCTGATAATCAAGTAGGGCTTTGTAAGCATTTAAACTACATTCTTAGCTTTGGTCAATATTCCGTAGAATTCTTCTATGACGCTGGTAACTACCCAGGCTCTCCTTTATCGGTTGCCTCGTCATACAAGATTGAATTAGGCTGTGCTAATGGTAATTCCATTGTCAGTATTGAGAACGTAGTCTTCTTTGTAGGGACATCTCAGGACTTAGGCCCTTCAGTCTATGCTATCTCTGGTACGTCTCCTTCTAAGATTTCTACTCCTTTCATTGACCGCATTATCCAGAATAGTACCTTAACCGATGTCAAAGCTTATCCATTACGGATTAATGGACATACCTTTTATATCTTGACATTAGCTGATTTAAATGTTACAATAGTATACGATGCTAATGAAAAAGTTTGGACTCAGTGGACTATGTGGGCCAAGGGTGGTGTTGATTCAGGAGTGCTTAACGTCTATGCTGAACAATACTTCCGTCCTAGCTTCTATGCAGGTAATGGCAGTATCTACTACGTATTAGATGATGATAACGGTAAACTATATACTGTTTCAGACCATGTATACAATGATGCTGGTGCTCCTATTTACTATCGCTCAGTAACTGATTTATTAGATAGCGGTACTACTAAACGTAAGTTCTATCAACGTGTTGAGATTGTTGGTGATAAGCAACCAGCCATTATGAATATTCGTCATACAGATGATGACTATAAGTCTTGGTCTCCTTATCGCACAGTTAACTTAGCTGCACAACGTCCTCAGATTTATCAAACAGGACAAGCACGTCGTAGAGCATGGGAGTTCCTCTGTACAGATAATACTCCTTTAAGATTGTTAGCTGCTGAAGTAGATTTCAGTATTGGTGAATTAGAACAAGACGGACCACAACAGATGCAATATAGGAACTAGTTATGATAACATTTCAGGTAGAGAATTATTCAGATGCACTGAATGATTTAATTAAAATCTATCCTGAACATTATGCAGAACTAGAAGAAGGCTTTAAAGGTGGTTACGAACTAGAACCTAACTGGGAAAGCTACTACGGTCTAGAACAAGCAGGCATGTTACATCTTATAACATGTCGTAAAGAGCAAGAGTTAATTGGGTACATGATGTTTATAGTCTGTGCTCCCTTACATGTTAAGTCTTGCTTAACAGCACTAGAGGATATTTACTATCTTCGTAAAGAACACAGAAAAGGTAGGACAGGCATCAAGATGTTTCAGTTCGCTGAACAACATCTCAAGAGCCTTAATGTTAATAGGATAATGTGTAGCACTAAAGTACACCTAGACAATTCTAGACTACTTGAATACTTAGGTTACACATTCATGGAAAAACTGTATAGTAAATTTATTTAAGGAACAATCATGGGTAGCGTAGTTAGTGGAATCGGTAATGCAATCGGTGGACTCTTTGGCGGAGGCTCACAGCAACCAAACGTACCTCAACCATACGGTCTAAGTACTTACGACCCTTATTCACAGTATCGTGCTGGAGCTGCTTCTCAGTTAAATGCACTGGTGAGTAACCCTTCGTCAGCTTTGTCTTCTCCTGGTTATCAACAAACTTTACAGCAAGGTACACGAACAGCACAAGCTGCAGGGGCTGCTACAGGAACGTTGCAGTCAGGCGGACAAGCTGCTGCTTTGCAGTCTCTTGGTCAATCTAACTTTAGTAGCTACTACAACCAAATGTTCAATCAGTTATCTACTTTATCAGGTGCTGCCCAGTCTCCTGCCTCTGCTGCTCAAGCACAGTACTCTGGTCAACTAGGTGCTGCAGGTCTACAGAATCAAATTAATGCACAAGGGCAATCTAATATTTTAGGTATGGGTTCTATCGGTGCTGGTTTGTATGGTAATTTAACTTCTGCTAATGCCTTGAACAACTTAGCTACTACCTTAGGTGGTGGAGGTGGTGGAGCTAGTGCTGGTAATTTCTCTACTATGGGCGGTGTTACAGGTGCTACTGACCTTTCTGCTTTAGGTGGTTACGGAGGTGCTGCAGGTGCTTCTGGTGCTGGTGATGCTGCTTTTGCAGCATTCATGATGTAAGGATAATATGCCAATGTACAACTTAGCTGACATCGTCAGCACAGGCTATCAAACAGGTGCTAAGATTGGGCAAGATATTACTGCTGGTAATATTCTACAGGAAGCCTATAAAGGTGTAGACGCTGCTGACCCACAAGCTGCGGTTACTATAAACCAGAAAGCTGCACAATTAGCTGGTATGACTGGCAATGCTTCTCTTGCCCATACCTTTCAAAAGGAAGCTTCTTCTTTAGTTACTGATGCTCAAAAGCAACAACTAGATAAAACAACCACACAATTAAAACAACTTGACTTAGGTTCTCGTGTTGCTAAAAATGCAAAAACTGAAAGCGACCTTTATGGTGCTTTAGATACTGCTGGTTTAGATACTAATACTAAGATGGTTCTTAGACAGCAAATCAGTAACTTTAAAAAACCTGATGGTACTTTTGATATTGAAGGTGCTCGTAAGATGGTTGTTGGTTTAGGCACAAGCGAAGCACAAGACTTAGCTGCTCAGATTAAAGTGCTACAAGCTAATGAAAAGATTCGTCATGACCTGGCTATGGAAGGTCTTTCTTTAGAACGTACTCGCAACTCTGCTGCACGTAAAGATAATATCAAAGGTTCTCCTGAAGCTCCTCTAGGTGCTATTAAGCGTCAATCAGCTACATTAAAAGATGAACTAGGTGATATCCAAGTTAAAGACGCTTCTGGTAACTTAGTTCCTATGTCTGATGCTCAAAGAGCTACTGTAGCTTCTCGCATTGAGAACGAAGGCCGTCAACGTTACAAGAACAACCCACAAGACTACGCAAGCAGACAAGACGCTGTTGACGAAGCTCGTGATGACATTATTTCTCAGGACTTTGGCACTACAAGAACTAAGAGCACCTTTGCTGGAATTGAAGTTCCTTTCACTGGCAAAGATGAAACTGTATACAAGCCTAAAGAAGCTGCTAAGCCTACTGCAAAGAAAGCCACTAAAGGTGCTTACTCTGCCGACCAGACTGCTTGGATTGACAGAGCAATGAAGGCTAATCCAGACATGTCTCGTGAAGAGATTATCTCTGAAGGTAAGAAACTTAAAAAACTTTAATTGGGAATTTGAATGGCATTTATCGACCCAGATGCAGCACAAGCTCCTAAAGCTTCCGTTGAAGTTAAGCCTGCTCCTAAAGGCTTTGTAGACCCTGATGCTGCATCAACTACTCAAGATGATTCTATTCCTGATAGAAGTACTTGGGGTAAGCGTGAAGACGGCAGCCCTAAAGGTGGAGGCTTTCTTGGTGTCTTAAAACGACCTGGAGGCGGTATCTCTACTGAGATATCTATTGGCGTCCCTATTAATGGTAAAGAAACAGAGATACCTACTCTTGTCCCTACTCTCGATGAGAAGGAAAAGAACTGGCTTCTTACTCATAGTCCTAAAGATAAGATGCCTGAGTCAATCCGTCAGAAAGCTGTTGCTCATGCTGAGGAAAGAATTAAAGCAGGTAAGAGTCCTTTTGCTGGTACAGAAGACGAACCTTCTGCTAAGACTGCTCCAAAATCTGAAGGCTTCTTCGCTGAGCTTGGTAAAGGCTTAGGCGAAATCTCGATTGAAGACTGGAAGAAGAAGTCTATGATTGCCCCTATTGTAGAGTATACCGCAAGGTCTGCTCTAGGCGGAATCGTACCTGGCTTAGAACCTGTAACACCTGAGGAACAAAAGCAAGTTCAACGTAGTGCTTCCGAGACTTTGAATGCTCTTAAAGAGGGTGTTGCTAATCCTATTGAGACTGGTAAAGCTATTGCTAAAAAAGCTTCTGATAACCCAGGAGCCTTTACTGCTGACTTAATCAAAGGGCTTGTCTATGACCCTGAGATGTTCGCTACAGGCGCATTAGGCCGTATTGGTAAACTAACTGCAGAAGCTGGCACTGCTGCCAAGGTTGGACGTGCTGCTATTAACACTGCTAATACTGCAACTCAATTCGGTGTTTTAGCTGGTGGTGCTGAAGGTGCTAGGGCTAAGCTAGAAGGTCGTGATGTTAATCCAAAAGACCTCATGCAAGCTGCTTCTGAATCTGTATATACTGCTGTAGCTTTTGAGGCTATGCACAAGTCTTTAGAGGGCACAGGAAGAGCTATTAGAGGCGGGCCTAAGGTAGCCCCTGAGATGGTCCCTGTAGAGGCTCCTGCGCCCATTAAACCAGCCGAGCCTGTCAAAGCTGTTCAGCCTGCAGGAATGCCTAAGGTTGAAGAGCATACTGCTGAAATGCCTCCTGAAGTAAAGGCTAAAGAACAAGCAAGTGTTAAAGACTTGAACACTCTTCAAGAAGAAGCTGACCTCGGTAAACAAACAGAGAACATTATCCGTAAGCGTATCAACGACTATACGGCTAATTCTCGTATCTCCCATAACTTAAAGATTGCTGCTGAAAAGTTTGTCCCTGATGAATTAGGACAAGAAGCTATTACGCTTGCTCGTGATTCTAAAGACTTCTCTAAACTGACACCTGAACAACTTAAAGCTAACGAACTCTATAGCAAAGGCTATAAAGAGTTCTATGAGCGTGGTAAAGAAGCTGGCGTTATCAAAGGCTTTATTGAAGATTACATTCCACACATTGTAGACTTTGAGAAGTCTGGTATCAAGACTCCTGGTGATGCTATTAAAGCCTTCATTGAATCTGGTAGTTCAAGAAGCCCAAGTACTTCTGGTAAGTCTCGCTTTGGTAAAGAACGTAAGTATGAAACCTTTGAAGACTTGCAGAACGCTATTGAAGGCAGTGGCATGGTTGTCAAGACCAAGAACGCTGCTGAAATCTGGAAGCAATACTCTGCCTCTATGGAGAAAGCTATTCTCAACAAAGAAATGCTTGGCTCTTTAAAGAATTTAAAAGATGTTGAAGGCTACCCTGTAGCTCAGAAGATTACAGAAAAAGAACCTATGCCTCGTGACTGGGTTACTTATCCTCAGATGCCTGGTTATGCTTTCCATCCTGACATGGCTATTCCTATGAAGTTTGTA